CACCAAAGCCTTTAAAATGAGGACTAATACCCTTCCATGCAGATTTCTCAAATGCTAATAAGCCCATGCCTTGCATTTCAATTTCAAACGGCTTACCAGTATCATATGCCTCTTTGTTTGTTTGCCAAGTTCCATACATGTCTCCGCTCCACTTTTGATCAAAATGTGTGGATATGTTAAATAAATCATCATACCATAGCGGACCCTGTACCAAGTTTTTACAATCTGGATTATTGTTAAAATAATATAATAATTCAGAAATTGCATTTGGCTCTAACAAAACGTGACAATCCATAATCAGCACATATTTACCATCAGCATAATCTACTGTCTTATATTTATTAAAAGAACTAGGTACGCCGCTGTGGGCGATGTATTTACCACGCGCTTGGCCCTCAATAAAAGATTTACAAGCTTTGCCGTGTTCACTAGTCGGATTGCCGTCTAAAAGAACAAATTGAACAGCGTCAGTCTTACATATATCATGATAAATTCTTAATGACTGAACAGAGAAAAACACGCCGTCATAATCATCATATGTCGCCATCGCAATAGTTAGTAATTTATCTGACATTTTTGCCTCTTAGCCGGGAGCGGAATAAAAGCCTATCTCAAAACCCTCTCTGGTGCAATCCTTAATAGTCTGCTCCATTCCCTTGGTTTTAAGGCTGTTCTCTATGTATATACACATGTTTTGGTCGGTTTCGGGCCATTTGTTCTTACAGTAATGGCATAATTTAGTACATTTCCAATTATCCCTATTTTGAGAAATAGGCTGTGGCGTATTGTTATTTTTGATATCTGAAAACTTCTTTTTAAGCATGTCTAGAAACCGCTGCTGGTCGGCTTTATCAAAACACATGGAAAATGGCCCACCGTCCTTAATAAAAAAGATACTCATTATGGCCTGTTGATAGTCTGGAAATAGCTTAGAAATTGCATAATTGTATAACAACAGCTGCGGGTCAGAGCATAGTTTTTCGTATGTTTTTTCTTCGCCAGTAGCCCAATCTAGTCTTCTGCCTGTTTTCCAATCTATAACCTCAATTATACCATCCGCTGTCTCTGTTACAAGATCAATGGTTCCCTTGATGGCTAATTGTCCAGCTACCTTTTGACCGTTTACTTCATATTCGTAAAAAGCCCAATCTTCATCTATTGGAATGTCAAAGTGTGGTTCAGCCGCTACGATGTTTCTATATCTAGGATCAAACTGACCCTCATTATAGCTTAGTGTATCCCAAACTAATTTTAAACAAGTCTCTTTATCTCCCTTTGTGAAACTGTTCTTAGAATCACTAGTATAAAAAGCAAAACTTTTATTCAATATATCTACTACTAAGTCATCTTTTAGTAGTTCTGATTTTTTAATCTTAACATCGCCCAGAGCATCGTCTGTTACTAATAATGTTGTTTTCTTAGGATTATCCTGTTGATGCTTTTTTAATCTGGCGAGGGTTTCCATGACTTTATGCACTATAGTACCAAGCTCTGCTTTTTTGCCGCTATCTGGCTGATGACCAAGCACATAAGTGATAAAATACTGCATTTGACAGTATGAATAATTATTATAACTAGAAGATCGTATATAGGTTACTAGCATATTAGCTCCATAGCATAGTGTTTAGTTTCAATGTTTCGCATAAATCTTCTAACTTCATTTCTTTATTGTCTATAACTAAATCAAATTTATTCCAATCAAATACATCTTTATCTAACGCCCTCTCTGCTTCCGCATCGCTATTATAAATATCTCTAGTTAATCTAATGACTATACCGCCCTCTTCTTTGATAGATTCTACTTCGTTTGGAAATCTTACATCTGGAACAATTGATAATTCTGATCCTTCCATAAGAATCCTGTTTAATGAGAATTTGGCCCAAGCATCGTTCTTAATCTTTCTGATAATCTTAGTACCAAAGTGTTCTAGAAATTCTCTAACGCTGGGGCTACCAGAGTTTTTAGTACTCAGTGGAATATTTTTCCATTCAAGATTAGTGTCCATGTTCTTATCTTCATTTGAGCCATAAACATGTTTAGGATTTAGTCCGAACAGATTAATAGCCATATCCTTAAGTGGGTCAGCAAAATGATATACTTTCACGTATGGCCATAATTCTTTTTCGGCATATTCCACAAATGCAGAATCTTTCCTAGTAACGTCGAATATACCATAGCCATTAGTGCCATTGGCATCTTCTGTGTTAATAACAAGCTGGCCCTCTTCATCGATATAAAAATCGTGTACCATTTCTCTGCTCTTTAACACGCAGCCATTTATATAATTGGCAACAGTGTTTTTGCCCGCTTGCTTTCTGCCAGATATTCCTATGATTTTCATGCTCATAATCCCTTTATTTGTGGAAATATACTATCTTTGATTTGATCTGTGGTCATTTCACCCACATCTTTCGTGTGAAGCTTGGGAAAACTTAATCTATAAGCTCTATTAAGTTGGCGTTGTAGTTGCGTTTTTGCTTCTCTTCCAGCTTGATCATTGTCTGTTAATACTATGATATGCGTGACCGGCATCTTATACAGTTTAGATTCTTGTTCTTTGCTCAACGTTTTTCCGAATAGGCTCATTGCGTTGTTTATTCCAGCCTCATAAAGTCTCCAAACATCGCCCTGTCCTTCAACTAAAAATAAATATCCAGTATCTTGAACTGACTTTATAGCCCTATGATAATTATAAAAGAAATCTACCTTATTGAATCCTTTTGGGTATAATAAAAATTTGGGCGTTTTATAATCTTTTACTGACCTACCAATCAAACCCACAATCTTTTCGCCAGCATCATCGTGAATAGGAATTACAGCCCTATCGTACATCTTAGAAGATGGGTTAGTACAATCACCAACACCAAAATGCTCTAATGTTTCTTTGTAAAATCCCCTGCCCATAAAATATTTAGATGGATATTCTAACTTTTCTAATTCAACGGATGCGTAATTTTTAATATGCTCTTCCACGTTAAACACCGACACAAGCGATTGGAAGTCATCTAATTGATTAGTTTCTGACAGTTGCGTTGTAGTAGCCTGTTTAACGTTAATTAAATCACAAGCCCATCTCAACGCCGCACCAAACCCCACATCGTGTCCCTCTTCTTTAGATAATGCTCCACGTATTAAGCCAAAAATATCATTCCTATATTGATGCTGACAATCTCTAGTCCAGCACTTCCATATTCCTTTATCTGACGAAAAAGAAAATGCTCTTGGGTTGTCGCTATTATCATGTACCGGACAAGTAGAATAAATGTTGTCACCAAAAACTTCGTACTTCATACCAAGTTTGGTAAAGACTAATTCTGCTTTATTATTCAGCGTCTTCTTGATCGTCTGCAATTCCATTGATAGCAAGCTTTGTTAAGGTGTCAGAATCAACTAAACCAGTATCGCCAACTGGTTGATTTTTAAATTCATTACGTGTTTTTAATTCTCGTAATTTAGCATGAGAACCGTGCATAACCATATTTATATAATCCCCATCGTCTAGCCCAGCACCGTGTCTTGCGACAATGGGTACTAGTTTTCTATTGCCAGCATTTGGCCCGTCTTCTGCCAACTCTTCTGGAGACTTGATCTTAAAGATAGTAAATGATGTGCATAGCCAAATTAATCTATCCGATCCGCTCACGGCGTCGGTGCTTTCTTTTGTGATACCGTCGCGGTTTAACTGTACGAACGATAAGCATGGTATATCTAGCTTAACACACAAATTATGTAGCGACGTTATTTGAAATCCTAGTGCTTGATATTCTTGTATATTATTTGTTATTGAACTAGAAGACATGAGCTTTAAATAATCATAAATGATTACACAATCATTAGTCTTTCCAGTATCGTCTAGTTTTACTTCTTGCACAACCCATCGCTTTATAAGATTCAATATTTGTTCAAACGGTTTTCCAGCCACGCTAACATATGAATATGGTACTGATTGTAGCTTTTGCATAGCGTCTTGAACTTTATATAGTTTGTCTTCATCGTCAACGAATTTGCCGGTAGCAATCTCATTAATTGGTACGCCGCTGAGATTAGCAAGCAATCTATTAAGGTGATCTTCTTTACTCATTTCTGTGTCAAGCATCAAGACCGGTGTTCCGTTTGACGCGACATTTAGAGCAACGTTATCAGCAAATACTGACTTACCCACTTTTGGTCTAGCAGAAACAAGGTCTACGCATTTACGTCGCAATCCGCCCCCAATAGCCTCATCGTACTTATTAAAGCCAGTAGGTATGCCAATGATATCGCACTTATTATCTTGCAGGAATTGAACATATTGATCAATATCTTTGCCGATCTTTTCTGGAGTGTCGCCACCGTCATCTTCTCTGAGGAATTCTGTAACGGGATTTTCTAGAATCTGAATAATTTCATTAATAGACTCAGACCCGGTAACATCATCAATATCTTTATGGATTTTGTGTGTTAACTTTTTAATAGACCTAGCAAATTCAAACTTCTTTATTTGAATAGCAAAACTAAATATGTTTTCTTTACTTACTGGAAAATCAAATAGAGACTTGATATATTTAAGCTCTTGTGGTGTGTTTATGCTCTCCGATAATCCAAGCTGATTGGCGGCAGATAATAACGACGGAATATCTACCTTCTGATCATTTTGTACTACCTTTTCTACACACTTGTATATAATCTGATTATTAGCATGACCAAAAGATTCATGCGTAATTAAATCTGATATTGCCACATAGCCATCCATACCATGCTGCATTATTCCAGCAAGTACTGCACGTTCAGAGCCTATGTCTGTTAGTTTAGTTTCCATTATTTACCTGTGCATCGACTGCAACGATGGTATTCTCCATAAACATATTTTGGGTCTGTCTTAAAAGTTCTACCACAAACACTACATTCTACATCTATTTTTTTATGTGATGGTCTGTTTCGTGGAGTACGTTCACCCTGTGGTGTTTCAATATCTTTAAACTCTCCAGTATCAACCCAATCGTTCTTTCTAGCTTTCACCGGTTCTCTTCTCCTACTATTAGAAGTATCTGTCTTTCTTACAACGAAGTTTTCATCCACGGTGACAGGTGGTGGCGTGGATGGCTTTTGTTTCACTTTTGGTGTTTGAGGTTCTTTTTCTTGCTTACTAGCGGTTGACTGTGATAGTAAAGACTCTACGAGCTTTTTCTTTTGTTCGTCTGATAGTGATGATAAAAATTCATCGAAGTTGTTCATTGTCTCTTTCCTTTCTCTAGCAATATATCGGCTTTTCTTTTTAGTTCGAACACTTTGCCTTCTAATGCTTGAAGTCTACCCTCTGCCACCTGTCGCATATTTTCTAAAGAGGCGGCGTAAGAATTGTTTTGGGCTAAAATATACTTTTTAGATTCATGCTTTGTGTATTGACCAAATTGTTCTGGATTTCTTACGATCATCTTTTCCATTTCATCGTGACACCAAGACAATGCGATCTTATTTTTATTGATTTCGTCCTGTATATAAGTAGCATATCCATACAGCAAATAAGCCGCATCAAATGTTTCTTGTTGTGTTAGTTTCTTTAGGCTATCTAGTGGCAAGTCTGCTACTAACAAAAACTCTTCCTTAAATCCAACAAACTTTGTGTTGGTTATGTTAACATAGTCATTAATACTATTTATATGTTCAGATATTTTCTCAGATGCCTTTAATACGTTGTCGCCACTCATCATCACTTTCTGAATATTTTAGGGTTATTAGCTCAATGTCGTTTAGTTCACACCAACATATCTTATCTTCGTCGCGGACTTTTGACTTGATAAAATCTGCTTTACTCTTGTGGAAAAACTCACAGTATTCGTAGTGCTGTTGCCCATGAACCTCAATTCCCTTTTTAGTCGAAGGAATGTAAAAGTCAAGGTACAAAACAGATTTTCTATGAGGCAGTGTGCTTCCCGGTAGTTTTACTTCTTCTAAAATTCTATAACTATTGTATATCTCTTTTAACAAATTTCTAGCACGAAGATGGTATTTAGAACGCTTACGTGTGTCATCGTAAAATACATCATACTTAGTAAGATTCCACACATATTCTCTACCGTTTATTCCTACTACCTTCAATTTAGCTCCTTAATCTTATCATAGATAAAATCTGCAATCTTAGGATTTTCATTCAAAAATTCAGCAACAGCATTTACGCCTTGAAACTTCAGAGCTTTTTCTATTTCTTCTGTAGTAGACGCATTCTTAGATGATAAGTATTCTTTGATTGTGGCATGATCTGGGCTTTCAGAAGCACACGATATGGTATACCAAGCACCAGCAGCCTTAATTAGCCTAAACTCGCAGGCGATTTGAATAATTTCCTGTACTTCGTCCACACCAACGCCATATCTAATCCACCCTTCCGCTGTGCTATTGGGCTTGCCGCCAGCACAGGAAGTCTTTACGTTCCAGTTAGCAATTTGCCCAACGTGTGTGCCAGTATCTTTGGGAACTTGCCACTTTCCTCTGTGGGTAATTACCATATTTGTGCCAGCTTGATATTGTAACATATTTCCACAATCTGCCATCTTTTGCGGTGCGTATGGAGAACCGCCAGTGTTAGCAATATTGTGCGTGATACATATTAATATAGTCTTGTTCTTCATAAGAGTGCCGCTGATTCTCTTGAAAAACATGGATAATAGTCTTGGCAATGCGTTTCTTACGCCTGTTCTGACTTCGCCCTCAAGCTCTACCGCCGGAACCATATTAGATAATGAGTCTGCTATGATTAGACAGCCGGGATCATTGTTAATATAGTACTCAATAATATTTAAAAAGTCCTCTGCGGACAATACTCTTTCGTCTGTGGATTCGACAATTAAAATATCATCTGATCGTAAGTCTTTAATACCATCAAAGTTATGCTTAGATAATCTACCTTCAGTGTTTAGATAGATAACTCTTTTACCCTTTTTTTGACACTTGGCAGCAAAATGAAGCGCAGTAGTGGTTTTGCCGCTCTTGGGGTCGCCCGTCATAACAACTACCGACCCTTCTCTAATACCGCCACCAAGAGCAATGTCTAGTGCTGGCGACAAACCAACAACCTGTAGATTGTTGATATTTGCTAATACTTCCGTGCCACTTCTAACAACATCGCCATACTTGCTGACAATTGTGTTGCTAACAGCATCCTCTGTAAACTTACTTGGCTTCTTTACTTTGCTCATAGGTTCCTCAAATTGTTCATGGTTGTCCTTTTTGTATTATAGCTTTGAGTAGCTCTAGTTTCAAGTCTGGGTAATTCTTTTTCTTCAACTTCTAGATTTACTTCAATTTTC